AGGTTGATATGGGCCTAATCGACAACATATTTGCCCCTATCCCCAAAACACTGATGCCTCAGTGGGGCCAAGACCTCACGTACATCAAAACCACCACCCCTCGCACCTATAACCCAGCCACCGGCGAGGTAACAGGCGGCGACACACCAGTCCCAGTAAAGGGAGTAATCCTTCGCGTCGATCCGCAGGAAGCAGAAGGCCTCTACCAAACCACCGACCTCCGCATCCTGATTGGAACAACCGAACTGGGCACCTACTACCCAACCGAGGCTGACCGCATCCAGTACACAGAGGCTGGAGCAACCCGCGAGGCAAAGATCATTGCAATCAGAACCTATCGCGGCGACGACCCCGTCTACCACTCCCTAGTTGTGAGGCCCCAGTAATGGCACGCGACTTCAAGGATCTTATAAATGACGTAAAAGAAATTGTTACGCAGTCTGCAAGGCAGGCTTCCGTAGAAATCATGAATGGGCTAGCAGAAGCGGGACCCGGTTACTCAGGTCAATTTTCATCTGCTTGGTACGCCGTTGAGCCTGGTCAAGAACCCGGAGGACCCCGTTCAGCGGGAGGAAGCATTTACAAATACGATCTTCGTAATGTACCTAAAGCCCGTTTTCGCTCCGGTACTTACTACGAAATAGTTAACGGAGCTAGTTACGCAGCGCAGGCTCTTGATCTAGAAGAAGGTGTTTTCCGCACGCAGTATGACGACAACGGAAACATCTTGGATCCGGTCAAAGACCCAACCAATGTAGGCTCCCGCTTTGGTGACAAGCGTGGTCAGGTTACTTCTGGTACGGGCTTTGCAGTCAGCACCGCACCTTTGGACTGGTACGTCACCTACACAAGCGGCGGTGCAATGCAAAAAGACTTAGGAAACGGTGTACGCATCGGATTCCGCCAAGGCCCACGCGGCGGTAATGTTGCAGGTAGAGGATTCGGCTAATGAACTACCAAGCCATTCGAGCAGCAGTAGAAGGACCGATGCTTGCGGCATTCGGTAGTCTGTCGCCAGCCATCCCTGTCTACTTTGACAACATCACTGCAACACCGCCAAATTCAACCACTGAATACGTTCGCATCAATGTTACTTTCGGCATTACCAACGAACCCACGCTTACGTCTAGCCTTGATAATGCGCGGGGTGCAATTGTTATCCGCATATTTACAGAAAAGGGGCGTGGTCCAGCCCGCAACCAACAACTTCTAACCACAGCAGTAAATGTGCTGGAGACACTCAACGATTCCCCCAAGACCGACACGGGGGTGTACTTCAAAGTCGGCCAAATCAACGGGCCGTCATTCTCAGCAACCGAAAATACTCCTCACTTTGTTGGCAGGATTGATACCTCATACATTGCAACGGTACTTTCGTAATAAACTTAAAGACTGGCGCTAACCTGTAATAAGCCGGGCAGTGCCCGCCCACAACGTCCATTTTGGTAAGCCAATGGCATCGACCGTACTGTCCGGCACGTCCGGCGCCCTCTACTACAAACCCGCTGGAACCGTCGCCACGTTCGGCGAGACCAATGTAGATACTCTGACCGACGAGATCACCGTCGCTCCGTATCTCGGTTTCCGCGTTGGTGACCCCGTTGTTTTCAGCGTGGTGAACAGCCAGACCGGCGGCGCCGGCACCGGCACCCTCCCTGCAGGCATCAGCCCTGCAACCACCTACTACGTGATCGCTTACGCAGCATCGACTGGCGTGCTGCAGGTCTCCGCAACCGAAGGCGGCGGCACCATCACCATCACTGACGATGGCACCGCCACCGGCTCCAACGAGTTCCAGATCGCCTACTCCGACTACCAAGTAGTCGGCCAAGTTCGCGACTGGAGCTTTGAGATCACCAGGGCCGAAATTGACGTAACAACCATCGGTCAAACCCCTGACCAGTACGTGCCTTTCCGTACCTACATCCCAGGTTTCGGCGACGGCACTGGTTCTGCGACCGCCTACATGACGGACGAAGAACTCGCACTGTCTAACCGTCTGATCGAGGACGTGCTGCAGCGCCAGCAAACCGGTGCTTCGTTCAAGCTCTACACCGATCGCGTGTTCACCGGCGGCACTCTGAACGATGCACTGAGCCGCTCGATCGCCTTCGATGCTGTGATCACCTCGGCCAGCATGAACGTGAACCCGGACGACGCACAGTCTGTGACTGTCAACTTCCGTCCCGCCAGCACCCCGGTCTTCGACCTTTCCACCAGCTCCTGATAAGCTAGGAATCAAGTGCGTGGGGCCCCAACTTTGGTTGGGGCTTTTTATTTGTAATGCGCTACATTAGAACCAGAACATCAGGATTACATGCCCGCCTCCATTCCAGTGCGTGCGATTGACCGCCTGCGTAAGGCAGCCAACCTCGAACCAACCAAAAGGGAAGTAGAACTTTCGGACGGCAGCATCTTTGAGATGTGGGTCAGCCCGCTGACTGCAGCAGAACGCGAACGCGCTCAAAAGCAGGCAAAGTCTGACGACGCCAACGCATTTGCACTGCAGCTGCTTATCGCAAAAGCACTGGACGAGTCCGGCAAGAAACTTTTTAGCCCTGGCGAGATCGACGTTCTTAAAAACGAAGTAAAGGATAAAGATCTGCAGTCTTTGATGCTGGCAATCCTCACCGACGATCAAGAGCCAATCGACCCAAAATCCTGAGCGCCGAGATTCGCAAGGACAACTGGCTCCTACTCCAATTCGGGGTTGCCAAAGAGCTGGGGCTAACCCTTAGCGAAATCCGGACCAAGATGACCGCCGAAGAGCTGATCGGCTGGAGCGCCTACTTCCAGATCCTGAACGAGGATCAAGAGAAGGCCATGGATAAGGCCAAACGCCGCCGCTAACCCCGGCGGCTTTTTACGTCGTAGACTGCTTTAAGCCCAGTGCAGTAGGTAGGTAGGTGGCCGATTATTCTGCAAAAATTCGGCTTGAGCTAGAGAACGAAGGAGTATTAAAGCGACTTCAAAGTCGTCTGGACGAAATTAACGAAACCATTGAAGCTATACAAAAGTTAAACCTTAAGAGAGTATTACCGCCTCAAGGCGGCAAATTCCAAAAAAACCCCAACAAGCAAGCTTTAGCTGATGCCGAGGAGCTTGCCAAGCAGCTAAAGCAGGGTATTGCCATAAGCAAGGAGTACGCAGAAGCAGATAAGAAAAGGTACGCGGAAGGTTTAACCGGACAATTAAAACTTAACAACGCTATAGAACTGTACGAAAGAAGACTTAAAAACCTCCAGCGAGCTGGTGCCTTTGATGTAAAACAACGAGCTAAAAATATACAAGCTATTCAGGAGCAGTACGAGTTTGGCCTCGAACAAAAAGACTTAAAACTTATCCAACAAGCTGCCGTTGGATTGGGACGACTACTAGAGACACAGCGTGAACTTAACCGTACAGCAAAAGGTAGCGCAGCTCTAAAACGAAGTGTATCTGACTACAACAAACAAATAGAACAGCTCCGCTTACTTGGAGTCACAGAAAGCAAACTAAAAACAGCACTAGAAGCGCGTGACGAACTTAATGCGCGTATAAGCCGCAATGAGATCGACAGAGCGAGGATTATCGAAGATAAACTTAAGCGGCAGATACAACTACTTAAACAGCAAACTAAATTAGTTAAGGGCGTTGGCGCAACGAGCCCAATAAGCGGTCGAATTGGTTCTGGCCCTGTAATCCCAGATAGCCCCGCAGATAGAGCCCGTACTGCAAAAGCCGCCGAATCTTGGAAGACTTTTCTACGTGACCTAGAAACTACCGCAACTGTTCTAAAAGGAAAAGCACTAAATACTCAAACTTCTTGGGTCAAATTCTTTGAAGACGCAGCTGAAGTAACAGCTACGCTAAAAGCTAAATCACTAAATACTCAAACCTCTTGGACCACATTCTTTGAAGATGCAGCTGAGGTAACAGCTACGCTAAAAGCTAAATCCCTAAACACTCAAACCTCTTGGGTCAAATTCTTTGAAGATGCCGCTGGGGTGACAGCTACGCTAAAAGCTAAATTACTAAATACTCGAACCTCTTGGACCACATTCTTTGAAGATGCCGCTGAGGTAACAGCTACGCTAAAAGCTAAATCGCTAAACACTCGAACCTCTTGGATAAAATTCTTTGAAGATGCCGCTGAAACAAGCGAAATTTTATCTAGGCGGGCAGATGAGATACGACGAAGAGAAGGTCAGGCTTCTTTTGCTTCAAGAGGCTTTAGAGATCCTGCACCTTTTGATACAGGAGGCGTCGTTCGTAGGACTATAGCTACAACCAGCGGCGCATTTTTTGGCCCTGGAGGTGCTCCACCTACTGCTCGTGGCGCTGCGGTAGAAGCAGAAGCAGCTGTCAGAAGACAAGTAGAGCGGGAATTTGAACTCCGAAAGGAGTACCAAGAGAGACTTGCTTTTATTGAGGCAGATTTTGATAAAGAGGCAAACTTTAGAGAGCTTGACTTTATCCAAAAGGAACTAAAAGCAGAGGTAGATAAGATTGAAGCTATAAGGGCTGCACAGAAAAAAGCCGATGACGCAGCACTTAAAGATTTTGAAAAAAGACTTAAAGCGGGAACAGACGCAAAAGCAGAAGTTGCGCGAGGTCGCAAACAACGTAACGAAAAATTGGCAAATGTAACCCTTGGTGCGGGCTTCCCTCTGCTGTTCGGCGGAGGCCCTGGTGCGGTCATTGGTGGCGGTCTTGGCGGTGTACTTGGGGCAGGGCCACAGGCATTGGCCGCACAGATCGGCCTAAGCGCACTGGGACAGCAGTTAGACCTTATCGCTGGAGCGACTCTAAACACAGCCAGATCCCTTACTAGCACTTCTACAGCTTTTGATCTGCTCCAAGAAAAAACTCTATTCAGCTCAGAAGCAGCTGCAGAAAAAGCCATCCAACTTGAGGCTGAAGGAAAGGCAGCTGAGCTTGCGACGCTACTTTCAGAAGAACTTGCTAATGCACTTGGAAACAAAGCAGCGCAGAGTTTGATTGATCTAGGTAAAACAACAAACGAAACAACCGAACTCTGGAACACACTAACACTCCAGCTGCAGACACTCTTGGCTGGACCTCTTAACGGACTACTGAAGTTTGTAAATAGCTTGATTTCTCAAATCAGCGGAAATCTACGTTTTAGGGAACTTTCAAAAGACCTTGCCGAAGACGCCGAATTCCAAGCCGCTGTAAAGGCAAGGCGAGGAGGCGGAAAGACAGGAGTTCTTTCTTCAGCAGATAAAGCCGAGCTACTTGAGCTGTTTAAAGACCGCGTAACCACAACTGTACAGATACCGCTAACCGCCGCAGACAGGCGCCTAATTGCTCCACCATCCGCCAAGAGCGCACCAAAAGGACCAAAAGGACCAAAAGATAGGACCGCCCAACTTTTGGCAGACCTTAAAGCTATCGAAGAAATTAGTGACTTTGAGAATCAAATTAGAGATGCACAATTTGAATATAATGACCTTAAAGTTATAGACTTACAATACAAAAAAGCCATAGCAGACATTGAACGCGATACGACTAAGCAACTTATAAACACAAACTTTGAAACAGAAAGAACCACAATTTTGCAGATTAAAAGCGCAAAACTTAGGGACGCAGAACGTAAAAAACTTGACGATATTCGACAGCTACAAAGGGACATCACACAAGAATACTTTAAGCGAGCGGGTTTAGACACAAGATTCCTTATTCAAGGAGAAGGCGCTGGAGCTTTCGATACTACTTTGGACTTAGATCCAAACGACGATAAAATCCAAGCCGCCGACAAACTGCGTGAAAAGCTGCAAGATCTAGCCAATCCAATCAACGTTGCTGTAAGAGGCGCCGAATCAATCGGAAGCGCATTTAATACAGCCTTTAACGATTTGATTAGCGGAACCACAAGTGCACAAGAAGTGCTCTCTAACTTCTTTAAATCTGTTGGTGACTCTTTTGTTGACTTGGCCGGTCAAATTATCTCTCAGCTGATTGTCATTTCAACCTTTAAGGCACTGGCAGGAATCTTCGGAGCTTCTGGCAGCTCTCTCTTTAGCGGCGCCGGTCCCGTTTCTTTACCCAGTGGTGACGGGTTTACAGGCGCATTTTTACAAGGCATTTCTACTGGTCCGATTGCCTTTGCAGAAGGCGGTTACGTCACCAGCCCGACAAGAGCGATTATTGGCGAGGGTGGTGAGCCCGAGTATGTAATCCCATTCAGCAAGATGGGCAGCGCGGCTGCCAACTTTGCTGCTGGAGCACGCGGCGAGGATGTCTTCGGACCGCTTCGCAGCACTTCGGTGCCGTTCAGCAAGACAA